ATTATTTTATAGTATATCGCGCCTTTATAGGCACGTAGTTTTATTTAAGCATATAAATGGTAACCGGAAAAAACTGTGAACCTGTAAAACGTTGTCTGTAATGCAGTAATGGCGCGGCTTGCGGGGTTTTTGCACTCTTATGTACTAAAATAAGTACAATTCTGGGCCGTATTTTTGAAGAATCCGGCAAGTAAAATAATTAACCCTGAAACGCAGTAACGGCACGGCTTGCGGGACTTGGTTTTTAGCGGAAACACATCTTATAGTAACTAATGCATTATATTAGTTTATAGCAAGTTTAATTAAAAATATGCATAAAAAAGAACCCTCCGTTTCCAGAGGGTTTTTGTCACTTCTGCACCGCTTTTGAATCCACATTCCCCTCGACGAGAATGTAAACTATCACCGAGCCGAAGGCGCCTATCAGGGCCACAATCTTTTCTATGCTCGCCTGGCCGTAGTTGAAAAATATCAGCACCGCGCCAACCAATGCGGCAAGCAACGCCCAAAACTTCCTGCTGCCGAGTTTTCTTTTCCAATCCATCATGATCACTTTATCCTTTCACGTATTTATTTATCAGTGTTAATACCTGCTTCATTTTGGCCTTTGTTACCGGCCCCGCTATGCCGTCAGCCTTCAACCCAAACGCCTTCTGAAATTCCTTGACCGTCATATCCAGCGGATTTTCCGGTCGTTTACCTTTCAGCAGATCTTCTGTAGTCAAGCCGCCTGTCCACTGGAAATGCGGACTGTCCACAAAGGGTACGCGTTTGCCATTTATCACTACCTTAAAATCACCGCCCCAGGTTAGCCCAAGTTTTTTGCCTATTACAGATGCCTTTTTATAATCTGCATCGCGTGGAAAAGATACGTCCCAGGCCAGGCCATAATTGTGCATGGAATAGCCGGCCTTTGTATAACTTTGGATAGTCCCCGGCTTTGTTCTGCCATGTGCGTATATTTCGGTTTGCTCCTGCATAGTGCGGAACGTACTTGTGATAACAGGTTCCAGCCCCTTTGCCCTGCATTCAGCGATAAACTTTTCAGCAAGGTACTTCACATACGGATGCAGGTCGTTTATATCCTTACTCAACTTGTTCAACCTCCTTCTTTTCCAAATCATCTATCCTGTGGTTTACTACCTTAATTTTCTCATCGAACACCTGACAGCGTTCCTCTAATTTATACGTCCGCTCGATGAGGTTATTATGCTTGCCCACTTTGATTTCCAGTTGTTCCAACCTGTAGGCTATAAGTGCCGTACTTCTCCGTTGTGCGAAAAAACTTCCCGACAATGTACCTGCAAAGGCAATTATCGCTACTATAATGCTGCCTATTTCCATCTTGCACCCCTTCCCCTCATCTGATGTGGATTACCCCCTTACGATCGTATCGATTCTCCTGAATGTGATTTCCTCTGTGCTTGTTTTCACGTGATGCCATAGTATCCGGCTTATGCAGATACCCACATTAGCTGTAAGTGTCGCCGACGTCCCGCCGAATATGCCGATTTCGCTAATAGTAGCTGTTGCATCCGAGCTTAATACTATAAACTCGCTTGTAATCTGGCCGGTAGCATTGGCAGAAAGAGATGTGTCTGGGGTACGGAATATTTCTGTGGCCAAAGATGTGTCGTTGTCGGTTACTGCTGTAGTACCAGTACCAAGAGCAAGATATTTTATTTCAAGATTTGCAGCAGTGCCAGTCAGTGGTTTAACCAATTCCTGAAGAGCTGCATTCATTAGTCTATTATGAAGTTCCTCAGTTTTTATCTTTCCAGTGATCTTATCTTTTATTTTTATTTCAAAAACTCCATCCCAGAATGTTTTATTGTTAATCATATAACACCTCCGCTTGTACACCATTAATGGTTATTGTTGTCGACGATCCCCAATTTTCTTTTTCTGTTGTAATGCTTAACAATATAATAACTTCATTTTCCTGGATAATGTATTGCTGGTTGCCTTTCAGCAAGTCCTTGAAAAACCGCTCCCATCCACCGAGCGCAGAGCCATCCAAACATCGCACCGAATAATTAATTTTTTCAGCATCAGCTGTGGATATATCCACAGATTCGATCAAATAACTTGCATTGATGCCAAACAAGGTTTTTTGTATTGGCAGTAATTGTCCAGCTTTTAGTCCGGGGATTTCCGTATCAAATGTTATAATTGATGGAATTATCCCATATCGCAAAAGCAGACCTTCCGTATATTCAGTTGCTTGTCCATTTTCGTTTATAGACTTTTCGGTTTGAAAGTTTTCGTATATTCCCGATGTACTTGTTTCTATTGCTACTCTTTCCGCTATTTGTGCAGGATTATCAATAAGAGTTAATATTGGATATAGCCCGATATAAGTAACTTCAAGTGTCATTCCAGCAGTTAACACTGCTTGACTACTATCTTGGGATATAATATTGCTATCGTAAGAAAAATACCATAATTTCCCCGAATCAAGGCCATTTACTCCAACATTGGCAGATAAGACAGCAGACACACCAGCTTCATATACCTCATATTCGCTTGTTGGTAATGTGAAATTTGCTGTCCATCTTGCTATGCCTTTACTTATACGAAATTCATCAATGTAACCTTCAAGTAATGTTCCTATTTGAGCAATACCACTAAGATTAATAAAGGTAATACCCGTTACATCAATTGTCACTTTGTTTATACCGTCAATATATACTGTCAATGTGTTGTCAGAGCGCACCACTGCATAGTGATGCCAATCATTATCAGTTATTACTACCCCAGTGTTTGCATGATAAGTAGTTGAATTTTGATGAAACTCTAGATCACAAATATCGTATGAATCAAAACCAAACGTAAAATAATCTGTACCGCCAGTACCAACCTGACGGAAAAGTTGAGCTTGGTTAAGTACTAATTTTTTTGCCCAGCAATCAATGGTGAAATTAGCACTTCCAAAATAAAAATCATCATGATCAGAGGTATAAATATAATAAGACATCTCGCCACCAACATATAATGACGCTCCACCAAATACTGATTCTGCAGTATCTATGTGAGCGACTCCACTTGCCTGCCAATTTTTAGGCGTAGTTCCGTTATCAGTAAAAGTGGTTGAATTATCTGCACCGTTCAAATGAAGCACGGTTTTTGCATAAGAATCTATACCTGTTCCTGTTTCATATGAGACAAATATAACAGGTTTTTCTGCCACCGGGAAACGAAGAATAAAGCTTCTCGATGATCCGTCCGGCGTCGGTGAAGGTTTTTCAAGTGCCTGTTCCGACGTCTTTCCGGCACCCGCACGAACATATTGCCGGTTTCGGTATTGGCTTCTGTTTCTTTTTACTCTGAAATTCGTGTGCTGTACGGTATCGCTTAATATCCAGGGCGCGAGGTTTGTGGAGTTGCTGAAAAAATTAAGCTGCTTGTTAAAGTCTATGTTCCAGTTCATGCCCGAGACATCCTTTATGTAATCAAGCGATTCCGAGCACTTTTTGTAATTGAAGTTCGCCTTCGAGATTACCGGGCCGTCCTCTATGCTGCCGGCAGTGACTCCTTCCTCCGAGAGCTTCGCGGATATTATAGCGGACACAATGTTGCCGGCCAGCGTGCTTTCATGGGAGGCCGCGTAAAGGCGCTTATCCGCGATTTGATTATAATCGACGGCGGTGATGGGATAGTAGAGATAACCCGGGTCGGTTTCGATTACTTCGGGGGCGTCGATTGTGCCGGCAAATATGACCGGTCTCGCGAATATCTCAAGCGTCCCGTCAAATGCCATCTTCGCCGTGGTGCGGGCATCTATCGGCAGAGCCGCGCCGGAGTTGTAGCTGGCCAATATCTCCGCGCCGTCCCGCGCTATATTGGAAATGCGCAGATCGTCAAATAATGCATTCCCTAAATAATTAGGCAAATCTGCCAGGCTATAGCCGATTTGCACAGAATAATTGGTGGATAATGCGTTTACATTTCCGTTGTATGAGCCTACAAGAACACCGTTTGCATATAATTTCAATGAATCGACAGTCCAGGTTGCTACTACATGTGTCCAGGCGCCCTTTGTAAAATATGATCCGGAAGCAGGGTAAGCCTTGACTACGGATACGCCGTTATAATATTCAAATCTGAAACTTGTTCCGCTTGCTCCGATAAGGTCAAATCTATCACCGCCCGAATTATACAAGACGGCAATCACATGATTTGTCCCATCCGCACCATCCCATGTTTGAGGATTTACCCACAGGGATATTGTTCCTTCACTTGATGAAACAAGTGCTGTTGGTATAGTCAGGCTTTCGGCGACACGGGTAATTCCACTGTCTATCCAGCTTGTGGAATAGGCTTTTTGCTCTAACTGAGAGTGCAAAACCCAAAAAGTAATAGCTCCTGAAGATGCGGCACCCTTACCGCTGCCTCCCGCAGCCGCGCCAACCGATACATCATAATTACTTAACGTGCAAAAGATAGCGGTAGAAACAGTCGCTCCAAACGTCCTTGTTACTTTTACGCTATTCCATCCGGCTACAAGGGTTACTTTTTCAATCCATCCCTCTGCCCATGTTAAACTGTCATTTATTGAAATAAAGACACTGCTCGGCGCGGGCACGTAAACTTTTGCGGAAAATGTCCATGTTTGACCTGTTATTGCGGATAATCCGGTTTTTGATTTATATACATAATTGCTTGCTGCGTCCATCACAATTTTATCCGATAATGCACTATATGGCGCATATGCCGCATCATCATCCGTTATTGCAGTGCCAGCAGTTTTACCGGTATATGAAGTCCAGTCCTCGGATAATGGTAATTGATTCGTCGTGCCTTCCTCTACCATGACGGCCTGTCCAAACTGTCCGGTTTCATATCGCGTCACATTTGCAGTTACATTAGTGCCATTTTGCATGGTGGCATTTGACGTCCTCGAAAAAGTCCCGTCCCCGATATCGCGGGCATTGCTAAGCTGCTCTTCTGTGTATACTTTTATTTCCTGCCCTGTTTCAACTGCCGACAGGCTTTGCTTGTCCACAATAGTGCCGTCGAAAACGGAGCGGGAGTTTATGACGTCCGACACATGCCAGTTGTAAGCCACTAAAACAGATTCTCCATTTATCTCAAAGCTTCTCATGCCGGGTTCACCCCCCTTGCGCGAAGGAAATCGACAATGGCTTGGCCGTATTTCTGGGCCTGCCTCATGTCCGCAGGATTGTCGGTTTTGACGTTGAGTATAAAAGTATTCCCTCCAAGCTTGTTATTAGGAGTGATTTTTCCGGAAGCATTAGGGATAAACAATTCAGGACCATTTTCACCAACAAAATAAGGATTGCCCGTAGATACAGAACCGCCTTTTGCACGTCTTTCTGTTATTGTATTGGTGATATCTTTGGATTGTAATGTCGTATTGTTCCATCCTGTTAGCCATGAAAACGCTGATTTAATTGTGTTGATTACATTTTCAAAAAAATTAAAAATTCCGTTAAAAAAGCCTACAATGCTATTTATTATATTTGTAGCGGTATCATAAATTTTTGTAAAAATACCGACAAAAAAGTCTTTTATACCATTAAAAATATTAACTGCTGTATCTTTTATCCAATTCCATGATTTTACAAACGCAGCAGATATGGCATCCCAATTTTTCCATAATAGATATATTGCCGCAACTAGTACACCAATTGCAATTGCAGCTATAACAAATGGATTAACGGCCATGGCTCCATTAAGTATAAGTTGTGCTATTGTTGCAAGAGATGCTCCGGCCCGATACAAAGCAAGTACAGCAGTAGCTACGCGCCATGCCTTAGTAAGCGCTTCAATGATTAAAGCTCCTTTTGTAATTATATTAAAAGCTAAAAATGCAGCACCAGTACCAACAATGACAGGCATTAAAAAATTCAATGCATCTTTGACAAAGATAATTGCTTTCCATAATCCCTCAAAAGCAGGTTTTACATATCTCTCTATAACTTCCCCTATGGTCCTTTTTATTTCAGGCATATTTTTAATTAAAGTATCAGCCATTTTTTGAAATACAGGAATAACTTCAGAGCCGATTTGAGATATTATTCCCGAGAACGACATTTTTAATATATCAAGACTATCTCCGAATTTATCACCAGCTTCTATTGCTTCTTTTGACATGACCGCGCCATACTTATGTGCTTCATCAGTAAACTTTTTAATACCTTCAGAACCTTGATTTAATAAAGGTACTAACTCATTGGCGGATTTACCAAAAATATCAGCAGCAAGCGCATTTCTTTTTGTTTCGTTTTGCATATCTGCAAGTTTGTTTATTACCTCGGGGAAAATATCATCCATGTCTCTAAGTTGCCCATCAACACCTTTCACTTTCACATGTAACTCTTTGAATGCCGCCGATTGTGCCTTACTCCCCTCACTCGCACTATCCATGTTATTTGTAAGAATTTTAACAACTCCAGTTATTGAATCAAATTCTACACCAACTAATCTTGAGGCATACTTAAGCTCCTGCAAGCGGTCTGTGGAAAGTCCAGTACGTTCACTCATATCGTTTATTTCGGAAGCAACGTCGGAAGTATTTTTTGCAAGAGTAAACAAAGCACCTCCGGCAGCTACGGCAGCGGCACCGATTGCCGCTCCTACCTTAACAACTGTACCTATCATTTCACCAAATATCAATCCAACTCCGCCGGCCTTCTTATCCACACTGTCGAGTTTTTTATTAATATCACTGTCATTCAAAAAGATGCTTCCGAACAGCTTAAATATTTCGATTTGGATTACCTCCCCTCTATCTGCCTCTTTATGTCGGCTGCTTCCGCAATCAAATCAGCGGCGGATTTTCTGCTGACAGGCATCTGTATCTGGTTATGCCTGTTCCTGTAATCATCCCATGATACAAAATTGTCCTTGTCGAAATGCGGATACAGCGATACCCACGCCTGATACAGCCTTTCCTCCCGCCGTTTCTCCCGGGCCTTCGCGTACAGTTCCATCCCGTCAGGCAGGTCCATGCGCATGACAAAATCAATGTTGTGGTAACGGCTCAACAGCAAATCGTACATCTCGATTTCATCTATTTCACCGCAGACTTGAAAAAACTTACCAGGCTACCTGCGCTTTTCCCGAACTCCGTAAATAGGTTAATAATGTTTTCGAGCTCCATCTTTTTAACCTGATCAACGGAAAATCCCGTAAGGCTGGCTATAAGCTCAAATATTTCAGCTTCGGCCATATACAAATTAACTATGGCGGTGGCGCCAAATTCGGCGCCCATTTCCTCGGCAAGCTTTTCCTTCTCTTTTTTTTCTTTTTCGGTATCCTTTATTTTTGCGCCCGGCATGGAGAACAGCCTTTTCAGGTCTTCTTTTACTTCCATTTTTTTCAGTATTTTTGAAAGCTTCGGCACGTCCCCGAATTCAAACTTTCTTATATTTATCTCCATAACATCCTCCTCAAAAAAATTATCGGTAAAAATGCAGGGAGGGGATTGCCCTCCCCAAAAGGATTAGGAGGATGCTTATGAGCTGGTGCTAGTGAAGATAACTTTCCATGGTTCCGTTGTCCGCTGTGATGATCCGTATGCTGCGGTAAAATTAAGCTCCGCGACAACCTCGTCCTTGTCGGTGAGCGGCCAGCTTATATTTTCAAGATTGATTGCATTCTGCAACTCAATGTAGGTCCTGGTCCCGCCCTTCGTGTAGCCGGTCCATGTCACAAAGGAATAATCAGCGGATGTGATGTTGCTGGATAATGGATTGCCCGTTACCGTACATGTCACGCCGGCGGTTATATCAGTAGTCGCGCTCGCGGACATGGAGGGATAATACTCGTCCATTCTGTAGGGGATAAGCTCAAGAGCCTTCATGCTCAGTTTCGCAACCGATTTTGTGACTCTTATCCTTCCTTTTACGGGGCCGAAGTCACCATCCGCTTCAATAATACGGTTTTCCCTTTCGACGCTGAATACGCCGCCGCCCCGCGTAAGCGCTATGGCAACCGTCGCGGATGTCGTCTGGCCTATCGCAAACACACCGTCACCTAAGATGATATCAGCCGGTGCCGCAAATCTTTGGAGGTTTATATTCCTCAACATTTAAATCGTCTCCTTTCATATTTCTGAGGATATTTTTTTTATATGCTCAAGCATCGCAGTAGCGCCGATGCATTTACATTCCTCTTCGTGATAAAATTTTTGTTTTTTTAACGCTTCGTCCTGAATCTGTTTCATCCGGTCCAAGTCATATTGCAATTGTTTTTGGAAGGCCGCGTTTTTTAAATCCTCGTAGCCGTAAATAAAATATCCTTTAAGGAGCGGGCTTTCCGGCGATATTTTTACCGTTATGCCCTTGCCGTAGGCGACACCGAGCCAATATAGGACGGAGGGCATTTCGCAGGAGTACTCGTCGTCAACCGCTTCATGGATGCCGTACAGCTGGATTTCATCATAGCCCTCAAATATCGCCAGCGCCAGCATATGGGATACGCTGCAGGTTATAAAAATTTTGTCCCCCATGGCAGGTATCCGGTATTTTTCCACAATGGAGTCAAGCGGAAATTTTACGCTGGCCGGTATCTCGTCGAAGTGTCGCTGCATGTATACGGGCTTATCCAAAGTCTTTAGCATTTCATAATGGAGCTTGTTGCCTTCGCCCCTGCTTTTGCGGGCTTTGATTTCATTAAGCATGTGGATATCGAAGAGTCTGTCCCACCTGGGGGCAAAATCGTACATATCATTCATTATCCAGATTTCAATATCCGGGTCATTATATGGAGCGTCCCTCCAGCTGGGCGCATATCCTACCAGTGCTACTTTCTTCATAAATCCTCCTCAATATAAATAAGCCTGTACTTCATATCTCAATTCCCGGCGCCTGATCGCCGGATCCTCGTCTTCTATCTCCAGCCTGGCCTCCCTGTAAACGCATACCTGCAGGGTTCCGCTCACGTAATATTTTTTTCTGTGCAACCCTGTCGCCGCCGAAACATGCCCGTCGCC